CAGGAGTTGATCATATTCTTTCGGAGGATCTAACTCCTGAGCATTGACAACAATCGGCACAAAAAGCAAAGATAAAACTATTAAAAATACAAGTAGACGTTTAATTGTTATCACCTTCTGTGTGGTTATTAAGCCTATCCTCTAAACTTTCAGCTCTTTTCTGCCTGTTTTTTTGATTATTATTAAGTTTCTCAGCTTTTTCTTTGCGATTTTCTGACTTTTTCTGCAGCTCCTGGTCTTTCTCTTTTCTATTATCGATATCCTTTTCTACTTCATTAACTACTTCTTTTTCCTGATCAGCTTGCTTCTGGACCTGTTTGCTTGCAGCTTTGTACCCACCAGCTGCAGCTCCGATACCTAAAAGAGAAGCCAGCTTCCAACCTCCAAAAAATAGAGCACCAATAACTAACAGTGCAGCAATAACAATTAATATGATTTTATGCTTAGTTTTTAGCATTTTGACCACCCACTTTTAATTTTATTTCTAGATTAGTTCTTGTATGCGGAGTTAATTTTATTTTATTTTTATTTTTTAAATAATATTCTTTTGCAGTGTCATTAAATTTGATACCCATAGCCTCCCAGTCAATTATCATTTGTTCAATGTATTTATCTGGAATTTCTATTGGATTCCCATCTGTATCCAGCCAATGCTGCCAATGATGTGGATTGTTGTAATAATGATGTCTCCAAGCCATTTCAAAGCGATGTTTATATTTTGCCTTATCTTTGTAGAAATAACCAGCATACGCCAAGAATTCACTGCCGCTAAACTTACTTAAATCATGAGTTAAAGCATGCAAATAATATCCTTTTTTAATTGAGATTTTAAAAACATTACATTTGTGCTCTAAGATATAAAGCAAGTATTTTATTAGGTACATTTTATTACACCTTTCTTTTAATGAAAGCTTTGATAGCATCACGGCCGCCAGTCAGAACGACACCAAAACCTAACAACCATTTAATAATTGAACCGTCTAAATCCTGCCTGATGTAACCAGCTACAGCCATACTAACGCAAACAGCTGCAATTAGATATGTAGCTGTAAACTCTGCCCAGTCAGGAATATTGTTATTATTAGAGTCTTCTTTTAGATTAACTTCATTTACTTTTTGTTCTTCCATAGTAGTCACTTCCTTATAATTTCTATTCTTTTATTAACCCAGCCACGAATAAATGACCTATATTTTTGGCTGTTTTCAGCAAGGTTAATGTAATGCATAATTTGATAGCCATTAAGTAGATTAAACAATCCCACCGGCTTATTACAGCTATTAACAGCTTTTAAAGTATTAGGGCCGATTGCTCCATCAACTGAAATTTGATTATCAGAAAGTAAATTATAAGATTTTTGTAAATTTCTATTAGCTCGGCCAGGTCCCATGTTTACTGCCTGATCAAACATTTCAATTGCTACATCTCTGTTTTTAATTTTGTTATATTTCTGGTCAAGCCAAAATTCATAATAATAGATGTCTCTGGCCTGGTGCAGTTTTAAGTCTCTCATATCTCCTTCATAGCCATTTCTTCTTGCTACTGCTTCTGTGATGCCAAAATTAGTGGCACCACCAGGATCATCTTTGTGGTTAACATAGCCACCTTCAATTTCCATTACTTCTTCAAAAGCTTTTTTAAAAATATTATCCATTTTAAAAAACCCCCAGTTTTGATAATGCTAATAAAATTGCAATTACCCAGCCAATCCATTCTCTCCAATTCGTAGTAATTTCCTTTTTTGTTTTTCCTTTAGTATCTATTTTATTTACTTTTTCATTAAGTTGATTAAGTAATTTCCTGTCTTTTTTTCTTTCTTCAATTAGTCCATTATATTTGTCAAATTTTCCATTGAACTCAGTCAGCTGAGAAGTTAAGCTTTGTATCATTTTGTATAGCTCTTTGTTTGAGTACCAGTCTCCTGACATCAGCTCTTTAATTTTTCTTTCGTTATCTTTTGATCTATCATGATTATCTTCTATTTTTTCTCTTAAGGGGCAATCATCAATACTGTGCCCTTTGCTTTCCATCAAATCACCTCAAAACAGCCCCGCTACAAGGCAAAAGTTTTTGTTTATCTGTGTATCACATCAACTTTTTAATTTTAACCGGTCGCCTAAATCAAGTTGTTCCAGTATATGATCATCTAATTTACTTATCACTGACATTTTTAAATTATAGCTATCGCAGTGTTTAATAATTCCCAGATAGGAATTAACACTGGCATTAATATCCTCGATATCCACCTTCCCTTCAAAATATTTTTTGTTAAGATACTTAAATCGTTTTTTCATTTTCTTTTTAGTTGATTTTCTCAATTTACTATAACTCGGATATAAAACATATCCGCAAAAATCTATCCCTTCATCTACATGGCCGACGGTAGTTTTATTGTTAAGCTGCAGCTGGAGATAATCAGCAAGAAAAATCTCTATTTCCTGTCTAATAGTATGAAGTTTATTTTTGTCTTTTCCTAAAATTACAAAGTCATCCATATAACGAACATAGTATTTAACTTTTAGAGTGTGTTTTACAAACTTATCTAGAAAATCAAGATAAATATTTGCAAAAAGCTGACTCATTAGGTTACCAATTGGTGTGCCAATTCCTTTGATTTTTTCATTTTCAAAGAAGTGATCCCCTAACTGGATGCCAAATTCACCATCTTCACTTTTGATTATCTGCCAGATTAATTCTAATGTATCTCTGCAGCTGATTTTCCTTTTGATTAGTTGAAATAATCTTTTATGAACTATCCGATAAAAATATTTTGATACGTCAGCTTTTAAAAAATATGTTTTCCCTGGCTTGCGGTCCATTATTCTTAACTTGTCCTGCAGCTGATATGCAGTAAAATGAGTTCCTTTTCCTTTGCGACAAGCGCCGCTATATCTATAAAATGTCTTATCAAATATCGGGTAAAGGTTTTGATATATGCTCCACTGGACCACTCTGTCACGAAAAGGCAAGGCCATAATCAGTCTCTTTTTCGGCTCATAAACATAAAACTGTCTGTATTTTCCCTGTTCATATGTTTTCCACATCAATTCATTTTGTATCTCAATAAGATTTCTCTCTAAATTGTAATTAAACTTTAACACTTCTGGTTTATATCTTTTTCTCTTTTGAGCATTTTGAGTTGCTATTTCCAAGTTATGATAATCAGTTATCTTCTCAAACAAATTTTTGACTGTCTTAGGAATAAATAATCACCACTTTCTCTATATTTGGGTGAAATATTCAAGCCCGCTCAAATGAGAGCGAGCTCATAACTAATCGTGACAGCTTTCGATATTTCGCTACTTGCTATCTAATTAGTGATTTATATTTTTTCCTGGAGGGACAAAATGTATCTCAGGAAGGACTAAAGGCCTGTTCATCTTTTTGAACACTGCAGCAGAGGCCTTGACCCCATACTGTCTGATAAATTTTTAGATGAGCACAGGCGCCACGCACGCCAATGTTAGTGTTCACGTTCCACGGGTTATTGTTCGAGTTGACCGTCCGAGCACCGCAGATGCTACCATTGTTGAAGTTGCCACCGGCGAGGACCAACGCCCTTAGCCCTGTAAAATTTATTTTTTATTTTTACAAGACTTAATCCAGCCGCCCAGAAGACGGCCAATTTCGTCTAATTTTTTTACTACAATTTTATGTTTCCTTATTGATAAATAATGCATGTCTTTAGCAAGCCTTATCTGAACTTTTAGCTTTTTTAACTCATCATCTATCCTGTCTAAAAACCTTATTTTGCTTCCTTGAGTTTCATTTGCGTCTATTATCAAATCCATAATTCTATAGGGTTTATTTTTCAATTTGGTGCACATCGCAAATTTTTCTCTTTTTGGAAAGTTGTCTATTACTGGATAGAAATAAAGAGTAAAGTCATAATGTTTTCTGAATATCACTAGATCATCTGTGTCTGCCAAATCACCACTCCTTCAAGTTCAAAAACTAACCAAAAACCATTTTCAGATTATCAGGCACTCTGATGAGCACAGGCGCCACGCACGCCAATGTCAGTGATCACGTGCCACGGGTTACCGTGCGAGTTGACCGTCCGAGCACCGCAGAGGCCACCATGGTTGAAGGTGCCACCGGCGAGGACCCCAATAATAGAAGGATTTCCTTGTATATAGGCTTCTCCGTGTTGATGCGAAGAGTCTTTCCCCGCGTTTAAAACATCAAACCAATTAAATGATGTAGTTCCAGTATATCTATAAGTATACTCATCTAGCCTTTCCCAAAGGTTACCAGCACAATCGACTAGGTTATAACAAGAAACTGCTTGTTCTACAGTTCCAGTTGCGGTTCTGCCTGAGTTGCTTGAGCTAGACCATGCAGCATTATTGTCATTTTCATGACCTTCCGGGCTACCGTAAGCAGCCATCAACCATTCTTGCCTGGTCAATTTGCTTTTTCCAACATTAGCAAGACCTCTAATAAAATCATAATCGTTATAACCTTCAGTTCCTGACACTGGAGTTGCATTGTATTCACTGACAAGTTCAGTTTCTGGCCAAGTCCCACTCCCTTCACTGGCAAGGTATATGTCAGCCCAGAAGTTAGATACTTTGACCATTCCGGTTGGATCGCAAGCCGGTCGATAATTAAGAGACCATACTGAATTAGGTAGTATATTAACCGCAATTGAAGCAGTATCATCATATCTTTGAGCAGTGGTTCTAATACGCCCGTAGTGAAAACCTCCAATTTTTCTTGAATTGTTTTCAGTATAACCATCCGGGTAAGTAGAATTGATTGAAATAACAAAATCGGGCTCAGCATCAGCTGATGGTTGCAGCGCATATATATAATAGTTTTCACCAAGAGTGAAACTTGCAAAGCTCCCATCATTGTCAGCGGCTGTCAGAATAGTATCAGTTTCTTTTTTAAGATTTTGTCTGTCAATCCTCAGGGCCAGAGGCGGTACTGTAATTTCATCAGCAGCGCTTTTTTCTATATGTCCTTTGAAATTGTAGAATGAAGGTGAATCAGCTCCTACGAAACTTAACATTGGTCAATCACCTCCTGGACTTCATCGACTGTAAATCCTAATCTAAATATCTTTCCGTTTGGATTATCTACCAGCTTGAACTGCACTATCTTTTCTTCTCCCTCTTCTTCCTGAGTCATAACTTTGTACTCAGGCTCAGGGCCAGTTCTATCAGATTCTGCTGCAAGTTCTTTGTCGAACTCATACTTTTTGGCTGTATTTAGCAGCCCCTGGTATGCTCTTTTTACTTTTGGTGTGTAGCCAAAGTCATTAATCACATTTTCATAATCCTGTCTTGAATTAAGCACTTTTGAAAAACCTCTCATATATTATCTAACCTCCATTGCTAATGAGCCGTCAATCATTTTTAGCTCGTAAATATCGCCTGTTGTCTCATCTATCAAGTTGTTTTCTGGATTTGAGCCGTCCGGGCCAGCCTTCACAAGCCCATATTCGACTTTCTGAATTGTTGCATCTATCACTGTATCAAACAGCACTATAGTTGTTTCATCATTGACTCCATCATAATTTGCTGATTCTACAGCTGAATAAACTGAGCTTGCGTCTAGAGTTGCTTTGATTTTTCTATTAGTGACGAATGTATCTATATAGTCACCAGGCACTGTAAAAGTATCAGCGCTTACATAAGTTGCAGTTAATGCGCTGTCAATCCATTCAGTCATATTTTCAGCAAGGTCAGATTTGATAGTTCCGTCTTCATTAAGAGCAACTTCTAGCCGCTCCCAGAGAGTGTTTTTTGTTCCTCTCGAAACTCTTAAATCCTTAATATAAGGATTATATTCATTCTGCAGCACCCACTCAGACCCATTCCAAAACTTCATTTTTGCATTTGCCCAACCTTCCGAAATGTCTAACCAGGGCATTCCCTGATAAGTGTCGGTTGGAGCAGTCTCTCCTGCAAATTGAGTTACAATAGCTAAAAAGTTGCCATATAAAACTTGTTTAAGACCGGGCCCATTAGCATCAAGCCCATCTTTATTTGTCGTTCTTATATCAAAATCTTGAGACATGTCATCACTCCTTTAATATCCTTCGATTATAATTTTTTCTGCAGTTCCTCCGACATCATTATTATTGATATCTTTTATAACTATATCTACACTATCTATAGTTTTGTTTTGAAAATCAGCATATTTCATTGTTGATCCATTTTGCAGCAAGTAATAATTATACCCTCTAGGAATTTCATAATATTCTACTCCGTAATCGCTGTAATTAATTGTTGTTCCGCCTACTGGTACTGACAGATTATCAATTTCTAGCTCTAAGTCAGGAACATCAAAAAACTGTTTAATTTCATTAAGCTCAAATTCAGCAGTTTCTGTCTCCAGCCGAAAAGTAAATTTAAACTGGCAATATCTAAATTTATATTCTCCAGTCATGTACGTCTGCCAGTCTGACCATTCAACATTATCATCGGAAAACCTTACATATGTTTCGGTTTCATAAATAGCAGGCGGATTGTCTAAACTATTATTAGGAAAATCATCAAGTCCGCGATTAGGAAAACTCAATAAACTTAATCCTAAGTCCTGGAAAAACCAATCTTTTTTGAGTCTTATATCTGTCCGGCCAACTCTGACTGTATCAATAATTTCTGTAATATATTCGGCACTAAAGTCATAATCAGGCAAACCGTCTGCAAAAGCAGGAATATCAGGCCAATCATCAAGATTATAGCCAGCTAAGTCTTCTAAATTATACATGTGGAAAAATGCTATCTTGCCGTTAATATTGTCTATATTATCTAGTGTTGCATTGTCTATATAATCAAGTTCATTTCTTTCGATAATTATGTTAAGCTCCTGGCCGGTCCCAGAAACTTCAAAAATTGTAGAAGTAAAGCTGCTTGAATACTGCCTTACTCTATCAATTGTCTTAATCATATACATATGAGTTCCGTCAATTTCGTTCTCAGATGTCCATCTATCTCCAGTAAGTTTAGTCCCCAGAACTTCCCCATTATCCCAGTCTGTTCCTTTTCTAATTTCATAACCTAAGACATCTGGCTCATCTACTTCCTGCCACTTGAATATTAGTTTTGCACCTTTTTGAGCGACTTGGAAGGTGCCAGGTGCTGCAGGTTTATTATCTTTACCTGATATAACTATTTTTCTTGAAGTAACTCCAGAACTTGTAATACCTCTATATTTTGAAACTGTCCGGACTCTTACAATATAATGAGAATTAACTTTTAAATTAGATATTTCAAAGCTGTCAGCTTCTGTTTCTCCGGCTATTCTATAACTTTTACCATCTTCTGAATAATCAATTACTGCATGATCAACTCTTTCATCATCAGGAATATCAAAATCTACGATTAAATTACTGATTAAATTCCCATCCATGGTAGTATAACCGTATTCAGAAACAGAAAGATTATTTACTTCATTAGGAGCTTCAAAAGGATTCTTAAATTCAGAGCCGTAATTCTCCTGCTGCACAACTCCATCATCAGTATAAATAGATTCATTATATTCAAGAGCAGTAATAGTCATATTATGATCTTCGGCTTCTTCTATTTCCATAATTCGGAAAGGTTTATCAACCCAACCTGGTCTTTTATGGGTAACTAATATTTTATCGCCGACTTCTGCTTCAATATCTTTTATGCTTGCTCCAAAACTGATTATTTGAGTGCAAAACTTTGATTTCTTTTGATAATATCTAGCTTCTCGCCCTGCTTGACTAAAACGATTAATACCATTAAGAGTTATGGTTTTAATCGATTCTCCAGGAACACTATTATCAATAAATCTCGCTCCAATAGTTTCAAAATTTTCAGCTGGATCTGTATATTCAACGACTACTTCTCTAAGTCTTTCTTTGCGTGATGTTCCGCGCCTTGCGAAACTACCAGAAATAATATTGTCGGTTTCTTCATTATCAGAATATACAAAGCTTTGAGTTGCTACATCTGGCTTATCAATTTTTAGTTTTAATTTTCCATTGGACCAAATTAAAAATGCTCTAAAAGTTGATAACATTTCATTGAGAATGTCTAATGCTGAACTTTTAGCATCAATGGCAAAATCTAATTCAAACCTTTTTTCTCCATCGACAAGCTGATCAGCATATTCTGCAGCTTCTTTGAAACTTTCTAAATCAATAAAAGCATCAGAAACACCAAAACCAAATCTCATTTTGCTTATAAAATCTAAAACACACCACGCGGGATTATTACTATATTTAGTAACCCAACTGCTGCCAGTCCAAACTCTTACATGCCTACCCTTGATTATTGCGGTCATAGTTGGAGTTCCTGATGTTTCTAATTTATTAGCGTCAAGAGTTGTCGAATAGTGGGCAAGGAAAGGGAATGTTTGACCGCGTTCATTTTTCGACCAGGCAGATTGTTTTCTGTAACCTAATTTGGTTTCTGCGTTAATTGTTTTATCGTCAGCTTTAATTTTTTTTATTGATTCAATCGGGCCTTCTGAAATTCCAACTTGAAGATCCATTAAATTATCATTTTCACCGCGTATTTTTTGATTGATTATGTTTCCTGCAACAAGATTTTCGCCATAGACAACCGGTACTGGTATCTGATGACTTTTAGTATTGCTTATCGGTCCGAATGAATATGTTGGCGAATTCTTTGATTGGTTCATGCTTTCTTGAAATTCTTTTGCTTCTTTATAGTTGTCATAAGAATTACCCACACTAAAACCAATCATCGCTCCAGCTGCTACTGTAACTCCCGTAACAGTACTAGCTGCTGCAGCTCCTGCTGCTATTCCGACTAATGCTCCTACTCCCATTTCCTCACCTCACTCTCCATATACTATGCAATCGTTTTTCCCATTTTGAAAATTTACTAATTCTCGCTTTTGAGTTGTCAAAAATATGAATAAATTTATAATCATTAATCAAAACGCCGGCATGTCTTGGAATTCCACCAACTAAAAAAACAACCACATCTAAGGGTTGCTTGTTTTTGATATCTACTTGATCACAATATAAACTCAATCCATTCGGCAGTCTGTTTTTATCTTTTACTATCCAATCAGATTCTATAATGCTGCCATCAGTATCTGGCAAAATAATTCCGTTATCAGCTAAAACATCAACAACTAATCCTAAACAGTCATAACCTTCTTTGCCCCGGCCATTAAACTTATATTCTTTGCCTAAGTACTTTTCTAGCTCCATTAATCAACACGCCTTACATTTCTGATTTTTGGAATGTCTAAGAAACCGCCATAAAACTGAGTGTTATTCCAGTATTTACACCCATGACCACCGTTATAGGTTAAATCACAGTCGGCTTCTAAATGATAACTGTCGCCCGCCTGAGCATTTTGAAAAGGATATTCAACATCTACAAAACCACTTGCAGAATAAATTATTTTTCTGCTTTCATTTCCAACCTTTATAATTCCATGTTTCCAGCGATCAGCCGGCTGATTCATTGCACTATCATATATTCTGTTATTAGATATGCTGTCAATGGTCCCATTTAAAGTTGGGATATTGTAACCGCAACCTTCTCCACCAAATCCACCAGGCCATCTGCAATTAACCCCGTAACTTCTGCGAGGTAATTCGACTTCTAAAGCATCAAGATTAGACACAAGCTCAGCAGTTAAATTATATTCATCAGTTGAAATTGAATCGATAACTGAGTCAGTGAACATTTCTATTTTGTTTTCAAATTTGTCTAAGTGATTTCGAAATACTTTCCAGATCGTTACTTTTCTACCCTCGAATTGAGTATTAGCAATATAGGCCGAAAAGTTTTTATTGACATTATCAAAGGTGACTGTCACACTATCTGGAGCTGTTTTATTATTCTTTTTGATTTTGCTTCTGCTAATACTAGCTGCATAATAAGTTTGTTGATTCCCGAACTCATCAAAAAAAGCTATATTCTCGGGGAACATAGCGTAATAAAGAGTTTCTTCATCTAATTTAATTTGATAGAGTTCGATAGGCCAATTAAAATCTTTATTTTTTTCTGCAATTACATCAGGGCTTAGTGTTCTAGGCACTTATACCAGCTCCTTCAATTCAATAGAAAAGGAGTGAGCTTTGTTATCAAAAACTTCATCGCTCAATTTATTTTGATTGAACCTAACTTCTATGTCAGCTTCAATTATATTTCCGCTGCTATCTTTATAATCCCATAAAAAAGATTCGTATTGGCCTTTTCTGGCATAGAAAAAATTTATTATTTGTTGAGCATCATCGTTATAGTTATCTGTTTTATCAAAATCTAGTTTGAAAACCCTATAAGGCAAACCTTTGGGGCGCCTCTGTTCTTTGCCGCCTTCAAATTGAGTAACAATAGTATTAGTAACTATATCAACAACCCATGCCTTTTTATACTTAAAATCAAACTTTTCCAAAAGCTCACCTCCTTAAGATTTCTTAATAGCTTTTCTAAGATTTCCATTTCTCATAATATCTTGTCCAACTACATTAATTATTGCTTCTGGATTCCTGCTTACATATTCAGCAAATGATTTTGTATCTATTGCATTAATGTGATTATGAATTTCAGTTTTACCTCCAGGGCTCATACTTTCAAGAATTTTATTTTGACCTTCAGTTAAAACTCTTTCCCCATATTCCAATATTGCTGGTTGTTCATTTGATTTAAGGCCATATCCGCCTCCAGTATGGAATCGCTGCATATTTTCTAGAGCTGTTCTTGGACTAACAAACCCTCCTTCATGAAATGAAGGTAAACTCATTCCACTTAAAGCAATATCAACGATAGGACCAACAATTGCTTTTTGCATAACCATAGAAGCTATTTGATCACCAATGTTTTCAAAAACATCTCCTAAATCTTCCCCGCGGGCAATTGCATCTGATAGACCAGTAACTAGATCATCTTTCCAATCTACGAATTTTTGATTAGCTTCTTCAATTTCTAGCCCTAGATCTACAAAAGCATCAGTCATCCAGTTGATTGATTGAACTTGCTCTTTTGTGCCATCGTAGCCGGTAGCTGCATTTCTTCCCATTCGGCCAAGATTGGCAAGATTAGTTGAAAAGTCATTAGGATCGCTTTCTGCTTTTAATGTTTCATTTATTTTTTCTCTAATTCGCCGCCATTCATCAGTGTCTTTTTCATATTGTTTTAGACGCTCTCTTAAATATTTTCGATATTGAGTTTCAGATATTTTACCCATTTCAAAGCGGTTTTCCATTTTCTCTCTTTCAAGTTGAAGTTCTTTTTTATTATATTTTTCAATAATATCTAATCTTTTTTCTCGATAAATTTTTGTGAGAGTGGCTGTATCCTGGCCTTTTTCCTGCATCAATTCTTTTTCAGCTTCATACTGCTGCTCTAATTGAGCAAGTTCTCTTTCTTTACCATCTTTTTTGAGAAGCTCAAGCTCATTTTGCAATTGTTCTTCCCTTTCAATAGCAGCCTCTTTGCGGCGCTCTGCTTCCTCTTCTTCCTGTTCGTTAACTTCTTCAAGATAATCTTTATACTGGTTATTGTAGAATTGCTCAACCATTTCTTTTAATTTTTCTTTTTGTTCAGCTGTTGCATCTTTGAGATTATCAATTCTTTCAAATTCACCATACATTTTATTTTCTAATTTAGCCCAGGCTTTTTCTGAGTCATTAGACATATTTTCTACTTCTTGCTCAAAATTATATGATTCTATTTCAGCTCTTAATTCATCAATGTAATTTTTGTAATCGCTTTGATCAGATGTTGAACCTCCGCCACCGCCACCAGATAAATCTACTTCTTCTAATTCATTGTTAGTTTCTTCAATTTCTTGCAAAGCCTTTTCAGTCTCATCTAAATCTTTTTTTAGATTATTCAATCTGTTTTGTGATTCGCTTATAGAATATTTTTCACCTATTATGGAATCTTCGCTTGCCCCATTTCTGCGAGCCTCTAATCTCCGTTCTTCTTTTTGGATGTCAGATTCAAGTAGGTCTTTTCTTCTTTTAAGTTCGGCTTCGTTTAGCGATTTAACATTTCGCTCCATAAATTTAAGCTGCTTGTTTCCCTCGTAAATTCTTTTTGCAAGAAGGCCAAAGCCTACTATAACAGCTCCGCCGATCATATAAGGATTTAAAGCTGCAGTTAATCCGCCGGCTCCGTTAATTACATTTGTTAAAGAGCTCAATGTAAGAGATAAGTTTCCGGTAATGCTTAATACTGGTCCTAAAGCAGCCGCCACTCCTGCACCAAAAATAACCATGTCTTGCTCTTCTTCTGATAAGTCATTGAAAGCATCTACTACATCTATGACATTTTCCTTTATTTGAGTCATTATTGGTTCTAGTTCTGCACCTAATTCAGCTAAAGATTGCTCTAAATCATAATTAGCTTCTGCACTTTCTACAAGTGCTTCATTATTATCTTTATACTGCTCATATACATCTGATAGTCCGGTATTGGCAAGAGTCTGCATTACATAATCAGTTGCTTTGCCGTTTTCTTTTGCAGTCTGCAGCCCTTCATTAAAATCATCTAAATTAATACCTAATCTTGACAGCATTTCATCAAATTGACCAACTGACTGTCCCGATCCAATAGTTTCCTGGATTGATTCAGATAAATTTTCAAACTTCAATGTGTCTGGGAACTGTATAACAGCACCAGCTATATCATCAATAACACTTGATAATTGTTCATCTCTGAAACCTGCAGCTAACAAACTGGATAATCCCTCAACGTTAGAATCTAATTCGCCAGTAACGGCGTTAAGATCTGACATATATCCGTGCATTTCATCAATACTTACATTTGCAGTTCGAGCGTTATTTTCAAGAGTCGAAACTTCTTTTCTAAAATCTCTTGTTCCTTCTGTAAGCGCAAAAAAGGCAGCTGTAATAGGTAAAGTGACATGAGTATTAAGGTTATCACCGATTCCTTTCATTCTATTCCCGAACTTTTCCATGCCGTCCGCAGCTTTTTGCATCTTTCTGCTAAATTCATTCGCTTTTCTTTGGGTTTTCTCGAGTTCATCTGTAAAACTTTCAAGCTGATCTTCAGTTTTAATCAGCTCTCTGCGATATTCCCGGTATTCCTTTTCTCCAACATCTCCAGACTTATATTGCTTCTGCATATCTTTTTCAGCCTGTTTTAATACATCAAGCTTTTCTTTAGTCTGCTCAACTCTTTCTGTGAGAATATCCTGCTTTTGAGCCCAGAGTTCTACTGAGTCCGGATTGAATTTTAATGCTCGATTAACCTGGTATAATTCCCGGCCAATTTTCCTTGATTGAGAGCGAATATCTTTAAGAGCTTTGTCAAGACCTTTCGTCGATGCTCCAATTTCTACAGTTATACCTTTTTTCTGAGCCACTTAATCACCTCCCGAAATGGTTTTGGAAACTTTGCGGAGTTCCTTGGGGTTCAGATATTTTCTTTTCTTCTTCAATATCTTCGCCAAAATAAATTCTTTGTAATCTTAAAAAATCTAATAAATGTATATAATTTAATTCATCGATAGAATAATTCAATCTTTTAGCAATAGATAATATATATAAGTCTAATCTATCTATGTTTTTTTCAGTTTTTTTTTACTCTTTTTTTCATCTTTATTGTCTTCAAATTCTTTACCACTGAAATTTTCTTCTAATCTTATAACTAGATCCACAAGCCAGTTAAGATTAAGTAAGTTCGGTTTATCAAATTGATTAAGCCACTCATCATAAGTAGGGAATTTCCAAATGTCATTATCTGCTTTGTTGAGACAATAAACAAATTCTAGCAGCTCATCAGATATTTTTTTGATTTCATCCTGTTCTTTTTTAATTTCTCTAAAATCTCCAGTTTCATAATTTTTATATTTTTCTTGAATGCCGCCAACTTTAGCGACTGCTTTTCCTACTTCTTCTAAAAAGTTTTTGTCAAAATTGTCTCTGTAAAGTTTTGGGACCAAGGCGGAAAACCTCAGTCCCAAAGTATGATCCCATATATTAATCTTTTCCTGCAGCATTAATTATCACCTACACATCAGTAGTTGAAGGAACTGAATCAAAGAAGTTGGCATAACCAGGGTCATTTTCGAATATTTCTCCCATGACTCTGCGTGCTGATTCTTCAACAAACATTGTCAAGTTAAGAGTTTCTGTATCAAATGTAACTGAGTCTTCATTAGTATTATTATCTTTTGAAGGTCTAGAAGCTTTAGTTCTCCAAAAAACAAATCTCATATCTTCTTCATTTCCGTTTATTTGAGCCATTAAAGCAAATTCTTTTGGCTCATCATCTGCGGATTCAACAATCATTCCATTGGAGAAAACTGTTTTTCCGAGCATTTCAGCTTGAATTTCTCTAGGGATGAAACCAGCTTCAATAGAGCCTGTGTATCCATTGTTAGTTTCTTCTTCGAGTTGTTTAGTGTCATCTCCAAATAATTCAGCTGTGTCACCTTCTGGATCTGCTGCAAAGTTAATAACCCCTGGGATTTGTTTCACTTTACCATATCCAGTTGTTCCAGCAGTGACAGCTGCAGAACTCCCCATTGTAGCTCCGGTTGTTCCCGTGTCAGTGAATGCAATTTCTAAAGTAGAATCATTTTCTTGCACTACTTTAGTTTTAAGGTATATAACACCTTTATCGTTTCTAGCATCAAAAACTGGACTAATGATATCATCATTGTTTAAAACATTGACAATTGCAGATGCAACTTTGCTCACTGTAGTATGAGTTTCACTTGCTAACGGAACTACTACAGAATGAGGAGAATCTGCTCCAAGCAAAGTCCCTGCTGTAACTTGAATCTCTATTTCTCCATCTGTAGAAGGTGCCGCGGTAACTTCAATTTTTTCAGCCTGCGCTTCTCCTTTAAAAGCTATGTGGAGATTTCTTAATCCCCATGTACCTTTATTTGACATAAATTTCACTCCTTTATATTATTGATATTTCATAAACTGTCTGATACAAATCTTCATCGTCTAAAAATTCTTGTGATTTCTGATAAGCAATCCCTAAACTTTTAAATAAATTTTCGATTTCTTTTTCAACTGGCGGATTCCACTTTTTTGTATATAGTTCAACATTAAAATATTCAACTCCAACATAATTAATATTATCCGCCATAAAATCATTGTTATACCGATAAACAATTAGAATAAATGGAGGAGATTGAGGTTCTTTAAACTTTCGATAAGCTGTTGGGTATAAAGTTTTGAGTTCAGCCAGTAATTCTTGATAAATCATTCAATCAACCTCCATTCTCTAGTATTTTGTTAATATTTCTTTGGTACTCAGCAATATATTTCTTCTCAGCCGGTCCGATATGCGGTATTCCTTCGACTCTACCAGTTCCACCATCAATTGCATGTCCATTCTCAAGTAAATGAGTTAGCTGCGGTTTATCTTTGTTATATACTGTAATAACAATTTTCCCGTACTTTTTGCTTGTAGAATAGCTCCAGCCGTTAGCATATTCACCCGTTTCTTTAGGAGAATTACTTTTAATTTCTCTTTTCATTTTACGAGCAGTTGAACGAGTTTCTTTTTCAATTGCATCTTTAACAGGTTCAGTATAATCCTGGACTGAGTTAACTATTTCATCTGCGAGCTGGTCAATGCTAACTGTTTTAGACATCGCCATTCACCCTCTCGCAAGTGAGAATAGTTCTTGCGCCCATCTTTTGGCTGCGGATAATATTATAAATTGTTCCATCAAATTTAATTTCTTTCTCGCCATCATATTCAACTGAGCGAATTTCAAATTTAACTTCTGGTCTTAATCCCTGGCTAGCTGCATTATAATATTCAGATGATCCAATAGAATTTTCATTTGCAAAGACTTTTCTTTCGGTTCGAGTTTCAATCTCATTTCCCCACTCGTCTTGAGTAATTGTAGTTGAAATAAGATGAATAATTTTGTTATATCTCATTCAATCACCCACTTATCGTTATGTCGCCAGTAACATCAGTATATTGAATTTCGCCGTCTGCAATTTTGTAAGCGACTTTATTCTTTGGCCTGCTATAAAAAATAACTTCTCCCGAAGCGTCAGTTTCTTTTTCTTCTCCATCAAAAATAACTGCACATTGCTCAGAAGCATTAATAGTTATTTTGTAGCTGTTATATTCTCTAAGCTGAGACAATTTATTTGCAATCGATTCATATATCTTTAAAAACCTTTCTGCTTCCGGATTGTCATAACCAAAGTTAGCTTTGCAATATAAAACAATAGCCTGGATAGTTAACTGGTCAGTTTCATCTACCTTTAGAACACCCTTAGTATCAAGATCGCTTTTGGCTGCTTCAATTAGCCCGGTTATTTCTGAATTAAAAGCGGTATTTGTTTCGCTTATTCTTAATTGTGGCTTAACATCTTCTAAGAGAGCCATTTAATCGCCCCCTAAACAATCAGATATATATTAACATTAGTGCCGTTCATCGCGCTGTCTAATAATGCTGTGTTGTTTTCAATATTAGCAGAATCAACAGTAACAGTTGGGGCAGTTCCTTCAAGAGTGTTGTCGCGATAAGCTTTTAAAATTGTATTTCTTTCAAGTTTGTAAGGTAAACCTAACTTGTTTGCTACCCCTACTTGAATCTCATCAGCTCCGGCATTTGTTTCAACAGGCAACTCAATGCTTGTAACTGTTTTAAAAGCTTTATTTCCCTGAACTTCTACATCTCCATTAAGAACAAATGTTTCGCTTATTGCGTTATCATCAATGTCTGTTCCATTAACTACAATGTTGCCAACAACAGTTGCTGCATTTGCTTTTACTTTTAAGTTTCTGGGAATATCAGGATCGGTGATGTTTTCTGTAATTGTTTGAGTTTCAGCAGTTAATGCAGTGGTTCCTAAAACTCCTGCAATGTCTTGAGCTTCTACTAATCCTAAATCTAATTCAGCAATAGCTTTTAGTTTTTCGCTAGTTCCGGCATCATTTTTAACTTTTCTATCAAGTTTATGATTCAATGCTACATAACTCATTTATTTATCACTCCCTTAAAAAAGGACTGACATTTGCCAGCCCTTTAATTATTTTTAATTATTTATCCTTTTTTGACTCTTAAGAAACCATTTTTAGCTGTAACATTACCGCCAGAAAATACTACTCCTCTATGAGCAATCATACCTTCTTTAAATTTATAATCTGTGGAACGCTTAACTTCCATTTCAGAGAAAATAGCCATTGTGTAATTACTTAATGGACCATAAGCCATGGAATACTGTCCAGCTGTTACAGCACCATCGGAAATAGCATTACAAGCGCTATTAATAACATATGGAACTCCATCAATTGTTCCAGTATTGCCATTATGAACTACATCGTAAACTTTTGTACCATCAGTATGTCTTAATGTAGCAAATTCTTTTAAATCTAATTTATTTAAAATTAATACAGCTTGATCTTCTACATCTTCATCTCCACCAAAGCTATAAATAATTTCATCAAGAGTATTTTCGTCGATAGAAGCCATCGATTTATCAGTTGCTCCATCAATAGCAGTTGCTCCATCATCAAAAATTCCTACAAAATGACCAGTAGTTCCATTACCAATAAGAATTTCTTTAGTAATTTTCTTTCTAGTCGCAGTAGAAATTCCTTTCATTACTTCTGCATCATAATCAGCTGCAGGTAACTTTTGAAGTTCTTCTGTATCTTCAGCATAAGCTGTAATTTTAGTTTTATTAATTGTAGCATAATTAAAAGAAGGCTCAGCATCAGTAGGCAATCCTTCTTCATCAGTGTATCCGCCTTCGCCATAACCAACTAGATAAGGCTGTTCATAGCTTTCTCCGCCCATTAAAGGCTTAATGTTAACTCTATCAATTAAGCTTGAAACTTCATTAAAAGTCGGCTTAATATCGGTAGCTTTATGTTCTGGCAATAGAACATTAGAAGTGCTGACTGTAACAGATCTTTTTTCCATTAAGTCCTTGCCTCTTTTTTCAGCTTTATCAACTTCTGGAGGCTCTTCTTTGCCTTCTGCAATAAATCTGCCTTCAATTTCACCATCTTTAATTTTTTTTGCTATTTTTTGGCGCTTTTCTTTCTCAATTAAGTCCGCTTTTTCATCCTGAAGCTCTCTCACTTCTTTTTCTAAAGCATCAATATCAACATTTTCATCTTCAGCAGTTAACTTTTCCCTAATCTCTGCTAATCTTTTTTCAATTTCTTTTAATCTATCCATTATTTAATCATCTCCTTAAATTTTTGTTAGTAACTTAACTTTTCTTTTTTTCCTTTTCAACTTTTCTTTTTCTTTTTCAAGCTTTTCGAATGATCTAGCCGCAACTGATGTTGAATCATAGGCCGGAATGTCAACAGCTGATACATCATAAAGCCTTTTAACTTTTCTGACTGTCCTCAGATGTTCATCGGTATCATAACTATCTTCTTGAACAGAAAAAGCAAAAGACATCTTATCAATATATCCGCCTTTTATTTCTTCATAAAGTTTTCTGCCTTCTTCGGTGCCATCTAATTTAGCTTTGACATAAAGCCCATCTTCTTTGACATTGAGTTCCAAAGTATCATTGCGAGTTCTAGCAACTACTTTGCCGCCATGGTTATAATTAAAGATTACATCTTCCATTTCGGCATCTTCAAAAGCTCTGGAGTCAATTTGCTCTTTGTAATCAATACCATTAAAGGAATAGAGAACTGTCGGATCGTCAAAAGAGCAGGCTTTCCCTTCAACAAACAATTCTTCATTTTCTTCATCAGCTCTGATTTCAAAACTAGCAAAATTGCGATAATCTCTATTTTGTTTAAGTTTCTCCTTCATCTTCTTCGGTATCGTCATCTACAAATTCACCCCCTTCTACTGGTGCTGTATCTAATCGTCTAACTGGTTCGTCTCCGCCTTTGATTGGCCCTAAGTTCATAACACGCCTCCATTCATTCGGAGTTAATGCTCCGCGGTCAACCATATTTAGTAAGTTAAGTTTTGTTTTCATCGAAGCATACTGTAAATTGGAAGCTTCAAAAATAATCTCGTTCCCGTAACCTCTTTCCCGTCTAGTAAAAAATATTTTTGTGAAAGCATTAGACAACTGAATTGCTATTGGTTCAATTTCAGATTCATAAAAGGAATTCCATTCATCTTCATCGTAGTTATTCATTACAATGTTTTCATTTACACCAAAATAAGCATATAGCCGCTTAATCGAACGGTCCATTTGAGCTGCGTTAGGAACATAGTCATTTGGCTCAACTTGTTCTGCATCATAAGAAGGATCTGTGGCTGCAGCACCAACTTCATTTTCAACAGATAAATAGTTGTTAACAAACTCTTCAAGCTCGACTTTTTTATCTTCTGGCCTAATCTTTGATTTGAACTTTAATAGCCAGCGAATAACTGCTCCATTTTTAATTGCATTTATGACTGAGTTATCTGTATTAGTTATTACATCCATTAAATTTTGCAAAGCTTGATAATGGCCATCTCCAAAAATGTCATTCTCATTAAAATCTTTTCTTAAATGAATAACATCTTCATAAGGCACAACTACATACTTTCCAATTTGAAACCATAGCTTTAAATACATTTCATTTTGATGTTCAACTAATTGGACCTGGCTTGCTGGGATCGGATATAATGCCTCAACTCTTTGTTGATCGTCTCTATCTACATAAGCAAAAGCATTATGATTTAACTCTCTTTGAATAACCATTTTAGAGAGAAAATCCTGCATGCTCATATAAGGATTAGGATTCTGCAAAACTTCTCTTATCTTTGGCCTGTCATTAACTTTTATATTTTCGCCACTTCCCTCAATGTGTTTTGGATTAAGTTTTCCTATTGCATCTGATTTTGGCCTTATACAAGCCCTTACTATATCGTTCTGCCAAACATCACCAGACCAGGGAGAAAAATAATTATTAGATGAACTGATTAACTTAAAAGCCTGAGTGGTTTTATTAGTTTTCCCGCCTCCGAATATCTTGTCAAATAACCCCAAATAATCACCTCCTAAATCATGTTTTCATACTCTTGCATTTTGTCTTGGAGTATCACATAAGCATTAAGCATTGCAGCTGTACCATCAATTCTTTTTCTTTGATTACGCTGCTTTGCGGGTTGTATATTAAGATTTTTATCTATATCAACTGAGGTATTACTCAAACACCATTTAGTTATTGGATTGTTGTCATAATTAATTTTATGAGCTTTTAAATCAGCCCCCAGTTGTTTCATTGGTCCTGATAATGTTTTTTTACCCTGGATAACTGGAATCATTGCTTCTTTACCAAAATGACCTTGCATTTCCTCAACCCAGTAATTAGCACTCCAGGAGTCATAACCAATCCAGGGAATATAAATATCTAATTCATTTTGGACCTCTAAATACCACCGAGTAACAAATTTCGGATGCACTTTGTTGCCTGGAGTGGTTCTCATATAACCTTGTTTAACCCACTGGTCATAAGGAATTTTATCTTCTCTGGAACGCTGCTCTAATAAATCTTCTGGCAGCCAATACATAGATAAACAATATATTGTCGGATCATCTGGAAGCATAAAAAGAACACTACTTGCAGTTAAATCAGTAGTGCTGGATAAGTCAGTTCCTCCGATGCCATAACGGGGATTTAGCTCCCCAACATCAAAGTTTGCTGTATTATTCAATTCTTCAAAGTTTAACCATGCTTCAGAAGATGTTTCTCTGATATTAAAATCTTTAGTTAATAAGTTTTTAACTAATAAAGGATTATTTTGTGCTTTATGAACCTTAGTTTCTAAGTTGTCGGTTTTCTTAATAGTACCAAGCCCTGGATTAGCTTTTCTCCAGTTTTTTCTGTCAGTCCATTCGGACCTTTTGTCTAACTCATAAATAATTGGTAAAAATCTTTCGTCTTTATAACCTTCTGGATCATCAAATCCATTAATAATCATTTCTGCTTCATCATACTTTAGGTCGTAAACTTGCTCTCTAACAGTCCCAGCAGTTGTGATCATAAATATTAAAGGTTGTTCTCTTGCTGATGTACCGTCTTTGATAACATCGTAAAGGTTCTTGTCTTTCCATGCGTGTATCTCATCAAGAGAGGCTCCATGCACATTGAGCCCGTCTAATCTATCGCTGTCAGACCCGAGAGGCACAAAAGTTGAATCATTATGTCGGCCCTTTAATTCTTTAACCAAAGGTTTAATGCTTTTCAGTAAGAATGGTGATTTTTTAACCATTTTCTTAGCTTCTGACCATACTATTTTGGCCTGTTTTTCTTTTGTAGCAACCGCATATATTTCGGCCCCTGGTTCATTATCGGCAACTTGAAGATATAAAGAAATCGCCGATGAAAGAGTTGATTTTCCATTCTTTCTGGCAACGACTAATAATACTTCTCTATATTTTCTTGTTCTGTTAGTTTTATGAATAAACCCAAAAATAGCTGCTATAAAAGCCTTCTGCCAGAGTTCTAATTTAAGCGCCTGGCCTCCCCATTTACCTTTTGATTGTTTGCAAAAATTTTCTATAAACTCAATTGCATGATTAGCGTGGCCGGCACTATACTCCCACTGGCTTTGATCGTCATGAACATCAGCTACAAGTTTTTTATAAACTTTTTTAACTTTTTTGCAGGCTATTATTTCGCCAGATTGAATTTTATTATTATATTCAATGATTGGATTATAACTCAAAGGATATCTTATATAATTACTGTTGTTTTTCTTAGTTTTTTCTTTTGTTTTTTTAGGGTGCTGCCAACATCTCCACTCATTTGGTGGATTATCATTAAATTCTTTTTCTCTGCTGCATCTGCTGCCATCGTTTTTAGTTCCTGAGCATCTAACTATCATCTTTAATCAGGCCTCGATGCTTCAAACTTTTCTATAATATTTTCGGGATTAGTAACTTCTTCTTTTGGCAACAAGTCAAGCAATTGCTTCATAACAGCATTATGTCTATTAACTAATGAAATATAGGTGCTTGCTTCTGGAGATTGTTTAGTACCCCATTGGTTTTCTCCATTCTGATACTTTGATACAACTCCATTAGCATTGATTTCATCCTGCAAGTCCTGGAGAGTTATGGCCATAAATGCTGCATTTGCAATTAATGACTTTGCTATATCCATTCTCTGGCTATCTATATCTAAATCTTCTAAAATTGCTCTTAATCTTTCTTTTTCTTCTTTAACTCGCCTATCTTTTTCTAAAAACTCGTTATTTTTAGCTGCTGTATTTGACATTTTATACCACACCCCCCTCGTGAGCTTGATATGTATTAATTGTGTATCCCCTCTCGGTCCCCAAGCAGCCACCACCCCGATAAAAACAGGGGGGCTACATGTTTTCTTCCAAAGCTTTTGCTATTTCTTCAGGGCAACCACTGGCTCTAACTTTTATTAAATAACTTTCAGGCTTTTCTTCAATGTCTAAAATTTTTTCAATCTCATCACAAACTCTTCTCTTCCTATCTGCTTCTGATTCAACTTCTGTATTTGATAATAAATCCAAATAAGTAAATAGAAGTTCTAACCTATTTTTATTTTGATCGCTTAAAAATTTATTCATTATTTATTCCTCCTTAATCAGTTCTCCATGCTTATTAAACTTCAAACCTTGTCTAACTACCTCCGCACTTGCTCCTACTCCATGTTCCTCGTTATGACAGTCTAAGCACAGGTATTCTAAGTTATCAAAGTTAAGAGTAATCTCTGGATCATTAATGTTGTCAGGAGTTAAGTATTCAATGTGATGAACTATTTTGCCTGGATTAACCTTGCCATTCTCCAAGCATCTTTCACACAATCCGTTTACTTCAGCAATATAAGCCTCTCTGCACTCCTGCCATTCTTTACTCTTATAAAAACTTTTAGCCCATTCCTTTGCCATCTTTCCAATCCTCCAGGCTAATTATTTCATTATCATCAGCAAAAATATATCTATGATAAGCAAGTATGCAATCAAAGCAAAGTTTATGTTTTTTCATATCTTCAGTAGCACTCTTAGAGAAATATTTACTTTCGCATTTGCTGCATGTCTTATCGCCTCTAATAATGGCTGGCATCAAATCACCTCTGGCAAATATGTAATATAAACCGGCTGGGCTGGCCGGCAGCAGTATATTATAAAAGAGGTATCCAACAGACGCCCACAACGATTTCTGTAATTATTAGTTTTTGGCATAGAAAAACCCAGCTCGTCTGGTAACAAGCCGGGCAAAACAATAAAGGAGGAAAGTTATTGAAAAAACTTATACTTTCCATGATATTAATATATCATCTTTTAAAGCCTTAAATGTTTACTAATTGTTTACTAACTGTTTATTTTTTTGCATATCCGAGAATTCTTGCTATTTTCTCTATTGCCTGGTCCTTAAAATCATAATATTTGTTTCTTCCCCACTCGAATTTTGGGTGAGTATATATGTTCACATCTTTCTCGAATCTTCCTGTCATATACTTTTTTTCCACTACAAATCTTTCTATCGTGTCTAGCGCCTTTAGAGCTTCTTCAATTTTTGCTATCATGCACTCTTTACTTCTTAATTCTTCTTTGAGTTCACTTTCATCTCGATTAATTACTGCATTTTCTGTAGCTGATCTAAAATCATTGCTGCCTTTAACGTTTACTCCTTCATAACTTACCCCTCGATTTGACTCAATTAATTCGTCTAATTCTATTCTGATTACGGCACATCGCTGTTTATATTCTTTGTAGTTAAGCAGCTCCTTAATTACTCTTGAATAATAATCCTGCATCCAATCACCCTTTTTGTTGAAATAGTTTAGCGAACTCATTAAATATTATTTTTTCTAATTCTTCAGTACTATCCGGGATTTCTTTAATTTTAATTGTTATTGGCTCAATCTTTGTAATTAATTCATTAGAATGTTTTTCAAAATAAAAAGTTACATTCCAGGAGTCAATAGTTATGCATTCTTTTCTACCGACCATAAACCCAGTAGTATTGGCTGATATTTTAATGATTTCAATATTCACCCGCAATCACCCCTGTTAGTCCTCATTTTAATATCGGTACCTTTGTGTCTTTCCAGCCAATCAGCTTCCTCTTCCCTCAGAAGCTCATTAATTGGTTTCTCTCTTCCGCATCTAATGCAAGTGCCTTTATTCTTAACACTATCTAATATCATTGTCCTCCGGTTGCAGTGAGGGCAAATAACCGGCACTTGAATATGGGTTTTAATTCCTTGATATTCACATATCTTTCTGGCTTCGTCAAGCATACTCAACCACCTCTAAATTATCTTCTAATATCCAATAATGTTCCATGCTATCTAATTTATAATGGATGTAATTGTTGGTAGCAGAGTTTGATAAGCGCCTTTTTATTATTTTCCCTGTTTTCCCTTTGAAGTGACCATCTTTTATTATTTTCACTTTATCTTCTAAGCTATATTGAAATGTATTTTCTTCAAGATTTTTTTTAGCAAACAATAAAGAAGCCTGCAAAAAGTAAAACTTTTCAGATGGTCTGCCTCTATGGATTGTTTCAATTTCATTAATAATTCTATCTAATTGCTTTAAGCAAGTTTTTTTAGTCATTATTTCTTTTAAAACCATTTTAGTTTCTTTAGATATTTTCATTTCCTTAGTTTCATCTAAAAGCTTATCAATCATATTTTCTTGAAATTCTTTCCCGGTCCCCGGGCCAGCACCTTTATTTCTATCGCCCATTAACTTCAACTCCTATTTTTATAGTATTTTCATTTTTAAACTTACCATTGATTTCTTCTAAAAGCTGATTAATTTTCTCTAATTTGCTTTCAATTTGAACCAGTTCGGTCATAGCTTCTGAAGTATCAGCATTCACTCTGACAACTAAATTACTAATCGGCTTGCTATTATAGTCTTCCGCAACCAACCTGTCCTGCAGTTCATCAATTCCCTCCTCCAAAAATGATTTGCCAGTTTTATGACTCATTTTTGCCGATTCTTCCAGCAGTTCCTCTAAAAAACATAACATTTCGCTTCTATTCATTATAATTAACCCCTTTCTTTTTCTAATTACCGGGCCAGCGCCCTAAATTTCTTCTATTCTAATTTTTCAAGCCACTCAATTGCATCATCAGCTCCGAAAGCAATTTTAGTTTGCCAGTTTCTCCATTCTAAAGCTTTTAACCATTCTTTTTGCGATTCTCTAACATCTGACGGTTTTCCATTAGCTTTTTTTAATTCGATTGCTATTCCACTAAAGTTCATAGTATATTCAGAAGTTGGATCATCAAATATCAGTACATCAGGCACGCCCGGCTTAACTCCCTGCATTTTCATTTTCCTGCCGGTCTTAGCATCTCTGTTTCCTCCATTAGGTACATGGCACCACAAATAGCCTTTCATATCCAAATAATTTGCTAACTTAACTTGCTCATCATATTCTGATAGATCCTTCTTTTTTCTATATTCTGCAGCACTCATTCTCTCTGTCATTATTTCACCTCAAATTACCGGGCCATCACGGATAAACAATTCCAAACTTCTCCATAATATTCATCTCCTTATAATGTCATACCAATTCCCCTCAGGTTCACAGCCTAACCACTCTTTATCAATTTTGCTTATTTTATGGCTTTTCTTGTCGATAGAAAGTCTAACATTCAAATCATCATGTGTTTTTCTATCTTCAAGCAATAATTCATTTCTGGTGCCTGGACTACATGCTATAACTCTGCCAGTGATCATATAACTTAAATACCAATCTTTAGTACAATAAACTTTTAAATCAGGCATTATTATCTCCTTTCATTGCCCGGGCCATCAAGGATAAACAATAGCATAAACATGATACTTCTTTTTGAATGATTCCCAGCCCATTTTGTGAGCTATATAGTGGTATTCAGCCGATAAACATATTTTCTCCAACTCACTGTCATCAATTTTTTGCCTGTTTCTTCCCATTCCAATATTATTACCATGATGAACATGGACTATCTCGCCTGAATTGTCTATATAGTAGTTTTTACCTGGCTTAGTACTGACAGCACATATTTTCTTATCCAGGCACATCCTTAACCATCTATCTAAGCTGTCTAATCTCTTTCTGGGGTTTTCTTCCCACTGCACTCCCAACTCATAACCTAACCTTATCGAAAAATCAATAAAATCAGCTGCAGCAGTCTTAGAACAATCTGATAGACTTATTTCCCCATGCTCCGAAACCTCAGCAAACCTCATAATCAGGGCCTCTTTCATCTCCATCTTTTCATAACCTATTGAGTCACCCATATCTTTAATGACTGCAAATGCTTTCTTTCTCTGGTTGTCAGTTATCATTTCCATTAATCTTTTCTGCTCTTTTTCATTTATCTCAAATTTAACTCTGATTTCTTCCATCTCTTTGAATTTTGGTCCAACATTAATCAAAATCCTTTTACTGTCTTTCCCAGTTATCAATATAACTTCATGATCTCCATTAGCCAACTGTTCTATATTTTTGATTTTAGCTGAGGCCAGGGCCATCTGATTGAAGTTCACAATTAATGGTTTATCTTCAAATTTATCAAATCCATCTGGTATATCTTTTATGATCAGGCTTACTACTCCTGAGTTTTTTCTAGTCTTCCATTTTTTTAAGCTGCATCTAAATATCATTTCCGCCTCCTTCAACATCAAAATTAAATTTTACTTCATCATCTTTATTTTCTACAAATACATAGATATGATTTGTATATTCACAAATACAACAACCTTCTTCTGGATCACAATATGGATTTGGGCAAGGTATTCTTTTCTTGATTTTGCTCATTTAATTTTCACCCTCTAATATATCGCTCTCTGTTTAATAAGACCTCAGTTCAAGACCGGCCGGGGGAAGATCTTAAGTTCTTAAGGTCTTAGCTTCCAGTTAGCTTAAAATTTCTTTTCAGGCTGGCCCGCTCGTTGGGCAAACCAACTCATGTCTTTTTCCATACTTCCAGTTTGCTGTCTTTCATAACATCTACGGCAGACACCTCCTCTACCATCTTCTTCTGCATACATTACTCCACATTCAGGGCATTTCTTCATTTCTCTGCTCCTTCCTGCTGGCCCGGGCCATCACCCTTGATTAAGGCCAGTTAGTCTCTCAATTATTTTTATTCCATCTTTCGGATCTATATAGTCTTTACATCCTTCGCAGTTAACATCATCAAACCTTTCTACTTTCTTATCACACCACTCAACTGCAGCTGTCCCTAGTTCTTTATGATAATACCAGGCACATGGCCGGTTAGTTATTGAGCTGTGATAGTGGCAAAGCGTTCCTTTTCTGATTTGTTCATCACAATCTTTTATCTCGCAAATATAATAATCTTTCATCTGCCTCCTTTCTGGAAAATTGGAGCAATGTCTAGTTGGAGCCCACTCAACTGTTAGAATTAGAGAAAGTAAACATTTTTTATTGCTCCAATCCTCCAATGCCGGGCACAAAAATTCTTAAACTTTTTCTGGTATATAGATTATTTTTAGCTGGCCCGGGCGATCATGTTCTATTGTTGTCGGTGACCTCATTTTGATTCCGTTTATGATAAGTATTCCAAACTTTTTTCTGATTACTTTTGAGTTCATTTCAACACCTTCTATTTAATTCGGATTTTTTAAATCCCAAAGAGATACAAAACCTACCTCTTCTGGCCTAACAGTTGTAAATCTAGCAGCTTCACATTCTTTTTTATCTATTCTTTTCGCATACTTAATTTTTGCTTTATAGGAATTTCCAGCTTTTACTATTCCCATAGAATATATTACTGGTTTTTCACCGGCTCTTTTTTGATAATCTAGCACTATATATATTGGTTTTGGGTTTTGCTTAGAACGGAACATCGAAATCATCCCCCTCAAAGTTATCGTTATACTGTTCATTTACTTGCTGGCCGTTACTCTGTTGGTTTTTGCCATTAGATTGCTGGCCCGGTCCCTGATTATTACTTTGCTGCTTATTTCCTTTAGCTTGTGAATTTTTTCTCTGATTGTTATCATTTGCAAAGTCCAGGAATCGAACATTATCTGCATTTACTTCAGGATTTATATAAGTTCTGTTGTTATTTTGGCTCTTTCTAATCTGCAGACTCCCATCTACTCCAACGAGTCTCCCTTTTCCCAGGTGCCTAGCACAATTTTCTGCCAGCCCCCTCCAGGTCACGATATTGATAAAATCAACATCTCTATCTCCATCACGGTTAGTATAATTTCT